CAGCACGGTGGCGACGGCATGACCGATCGCGTCTTTGAACTGCCCGCATACGGCTGGACTCCGCGACGGGATCAGATGCCCGTGTGGAATGCACTGATGCGCCCGGATCTGCGCAAAGCTGTGATTGTGGCCAGCCGGCGCTGGGGTAAGGATGAAATGGTGCTCGCGGCCCTCAGCTGCCGGGCAATGGACCGCGTGGGGTCGTACCTGTATTGCCTGCCTGCCTACGAGCAGGCACGCAAGGTGCTTTGGGAAATGGTCAACTGGCGCACCCAGCGCACCCGCGTGCTCGACTTCTTCCCGGACGAAATTGTTGAGCGGCGCGACAGCCAGTCAATGAAATTATTTTTGTCGTCAGGCAGCACGGTGCAGTTCGTCGGATCGGATGCGCCCGACTCCCTGGTCGGTGGTGGCTATGCCGGCATCGTGATGTCCGAGGCCGCACTGTCCGACCCCCGGGCCATGCTTTTGTTTCAGCCCATTCTGGAAGAGTCGGGTGGCTGGTCAGCCAGCATCAGCACCCCTCGTGGAAAAACCGGGCGGGGAGGGTCTTTCTACAAGGACTACCTGGCGGCCAAGGAAGACATGGAGGCGGGCGATCCAACGGCGTTTGCAGCCTACCTACCTGCCGACAAGACGGGCCTGTTCCCGCCCCACCAGTTGCTGCGGATTCAGATGGACTTGATTCGCACCCACGGCAAAGCGATCGGCGATGCGATTTTCAATCAGGAGTACTTGTGCTCATGGGACTCTGTTGCCGTGGGCGGGGTGTGGAGCCACGAGCTGACCGAGATGGAGCTTGAGGGCCGCGTGCGCCCCGCGCCACACGACCGACGGTACCCTGTTTTCACAGCATGGGATTTGGGAATTTCGGACTTAAATGCGATTTTGGTGTTTCAAATCATCAATGGCAAGTACATCCTCATTGATGCGATCGAGCAAAACGGAATCGGCTTGGACACGCACATCCAGGTGCTGAAGCACAAAGCCATTGAACACGGCTACAGCTACGCCAAGCACTTTGGACCCCATGACTTGCGAGTGCGCGATTATGCAAGGGGTGCCAGCCGAGTCGACGAAGCCAAGCGCATGGGCCTGAACTTCACCGTCACTCCGCAAGCGCGCCTCAAGACCCAGATCGCCGCAGCGGCGCAGCTGATTCGCAACATGGTTGTCAACAGCGACAGCCCTGGCGCCATGCACGCGCTTGAGCGTTTCAAGGGGTGGGCGTATGTGGTCAACAAGTCCACCGGCCAGGTCATCGACACCCCCGCGCACAGCGAGGCCAGTCACAGCTCAAGCGCCCTGTGCACGTTCGCCTTGAACATGGCCAAAGACTTGGGCGTCTCAACCCACACCGACGGTGACCTCCACCCCGACACCAACATTCTCAACGCCGCCGGCCAGAAGTTCGACCCCCGCAACTACGGCCCGGCACCCGGAAGCCACCCGGGCATGGTGTCTGACATCATGCGTGCCCACGCTGGCCATGCGCCGACACGCGGTGCGTTTGGGTAATCGACACCCAAACATCGCTGTTGTAAAATAGCAACAAAGGATTTTGATCATGACAACAGCTCTGCCCGCTGGCTTTGCGCCGGACAGTTTCCACTTCTATGAAGAAAAGATGGCTGAACCCGAAAAAATGGGAGACTCCATTTCAAAAATCGTACTCGCGAGGTTTCGGGATGCGGTGCGGGCAAAGTCCAACAACAGTGTTTTTCAGGGCAAGAGCACTATCCGATTGTTGCGTGAGGCTGACTACGCAATGGAGAAGCGCTACACCTACGAGATGAACGACAGCTTGACGCAAGCATTTGGGTTTTGCCCAACCGGCTACTATGGTTTGTCGCTGTCAAAAACCCGGGCGATCGCCGATTGGAAAAGCGAACTTGTGGCGGGCGACCCGGGCGCTTTGATTCAAGTGATCCCGACACCCAACCCGCGGCTGCCCGAGTCTTCGGTTTTGAAAATCAAAGAGTCCGTCAAGGACGAGCTGATCAAGCGCATGATTGACGCCGGCGTAGGTGACCCCAGCATGCTGATTCAGGTGGGCAGCAACCGGTTGCACAGCAGCGTCAAAGCGTTCTTGGACGAGAAAGCCGGCATCCTGCGCCAGCTGGAACAGGCCAAGATCTCAAGCGCAGCTTTGACCGCAGCCGGCCGAGTGCAGAACCTGATGCGCGACGTGATCGTGGAAGGTGACTTCCGTGAAGCCTATTCCAGTTTCAGCATGAACCAGATCAAGTACGGCCTGGCCTTCATGCGCTTCCCGTATTGGCAGCGCCGCGTCTTGCTTTCCGACAAGCAAGATTTCAAAGGTAAGACAAGCCGCCAATGGAAAACCGTGCCCACGTTTCAGTCGATTTCACCATGGAACTTTTTCCCGATGAACGATGGGCGATCTGTCGCCGAAGTGACAGCGTGCATGGAGTACCGTGAAATCAACAAGGCGACTCTGGTTGGGTTGACCAAGGACAGCCGATATGACGAGCAGGCGATCTTGGGAATCCTTGACGACTACTCGATGCGTTCACGCGCCTGGTTGTTCCCAGAAGCCTCGGACACCGAAAGTGAAAATGGCAACCGGTCAACTTACTGGGGACCCGAAGAACTGGTCGGCGTCATTCACCACGAGGGCTTTGTAACTGGCTACGACTTGCACGAGTTTGGCCTGACAGGCTACGAAGACGCGGAGCAATACAACATTCAAGCCGAAGTTTGCTGCGGCCGCACCATCCGGGTGAGCGTGAAGAACCCGACAAGCGAGTTGCCACGCAGCTACGCGGCGGCCAAATACGAAGACCTGGGCCCGGGTGTGTGGAACGGCATTGGCGTGCCAGGCATTTTGCAGAACACTCAGGACCGCATCAACACAATGATGCAAGTGTTCCAGCAAAATATGGACTGGTCAATGCGGCCCCCGTTGCAAGTGAACTCCGAAGCATTAAAAAACCCCGGGGATGCAATGCGAATTGTTCCAGGCGGACGCTACGAAGTGAGTGATTTAGTTGGCGCTGGCAGCATGCCGGACCCGATTCGTGCAATCCGAGGAAGCTCGGCGCAGTACCAGATCGTCTGGCCCCTTATACAAGCGCAGATCCGCCAGGCGGACAGCGAGGTGTTGATTCCTGAACTCAGCGACCTGCAGCTCGCCGGCCGCGGTTCCTTGGGGGAGCTGTCCGCCCGAATCTCCGCTGCTGTGCGTCGGGTGCGCTCGGCCGCGTTCAGCGAAGACCGCAGCATGGCCGCGATATGGCGCGTTTTGTTTGAGTACGTGTTGGACGAAAACCCTGAGGTGGTTGAGGACGTTGACCTTGACTTCAACTACCGCGGTGTGGTGGGGCTGCTGGCTGCCGAGCAAGAGCGCAAGCAAAAGATGGAACGCCTTGCTTTGGTGTCTCAAGCTGCTCAGGCGGGCTCGACCTCACCGGAAGTTTTGAAGTACGCCTTCATGGACGCGATGCGGGACGCCGGGGTGCCTCTCGAAGCGCTAGGCCAGGAGGACCCCCTTACTTCGAACGCGATTGCGATTGCCTTGCAAAATGGGCCGATCGGCGGGGGCGGTGCTGGCAGCGACCTTGCGGGAGCCCCGCAGTTAGATGGCAGGTCGGGAGCAATTTCCCAAGTGCCCACGGCCATCGCTTCTTCAAACGGGTCCAGCCAAATTGTGCCGCCCGTCGGAATGTAGTGCTATAATGGCGAAACCCCGGCAGTCTTGCAGGACCCCGGGGTTTCTCATCACCATCGAAAAAGGACTTCGAAATGACTTCGGATATTGTAGCACTCAAAGACATAGACAACCCACAAGGCTTTTACGTCTATGTTCATTTACGGGCAGACACCCTTGAGCCGTTCTACGTCGGCAAAGGTGAAGGCGGCAGAGCCTGGCGCACAAACAGAACACCGCACTGGCAAAACATTGCGCGCAGACACGGGGTAAAAACAAAGATTCTCATGGACGGGCTGCAGGAGTGGGCGGCTTTGGAAATGGAAATCGAGTTGATTGCGCTCTACGGGCGCAAAGACAACAAGCAGGGCCCTCTTGTTAATTTTACAGACGGTGGGCAGGGGGTGTCTGGCAGAGTTCTCACACAGGCGAGCCGCACAAAAATGTCCAACAGCGCAAAAGCACGGTCCTATAGCCCCGAACAAAAAGAAGCGTTAGGTCTGCGCGCCAAGAAACTATGGGAAAACCCCGCCAAACGAAACGCCCTTGTTGCTAAACAAAGGCAATTTGCAGCAGACCCCGAAAACAGGCGCGCAAATTCCGAACGGACTCGTGCGTATTTTGCCGATCCAAGCAATCGACAGAAGTCAAAAGAGGCCAGAGATTTTCAAATGCAGCCTGTGGTGTGTAACGGGCTGTTAACTTTTAGAAGCATCGGGGACGCCGCCGACTGGGTGTTGCGCAAAAAACCCAGCGTGCGAAAACACGTTCGAGGTAACATCAGCAACGCCGCATCGGGGAGAGTCCCTAAAGCATACGGCTACCGCTGGGCCTATGCAGACAACCCGGCGCCCCTGTGATACACTGAAAACAGACCCTCTTGCAAGAGAACCACCGAGTGTTGTAGAATTGCAACATTGGAAACTCACGCGCAAAGGTCACACCATGTCACTCATCATCAACGGCAGCCCGGTTCAAGTGGGCGACCGCCTGTACAGTCGTCGTGCCGGCGCAATGGGCACCATCGTTCAGGTGCTTGACTCTGCCGCGGTGCTGCGCATCGTGCGTGGCGGCTCCAACCGTGACTTCACTGTGACCGGCTCTG